ATATATATAAATATTTTATATTATCTCTTGCATCCTCTGTGGATTCTTGAGAGTTATAGTAAATATAAATTCAGTAGAAAACCTGAAGGAATTTATAAAGAAACTAACATGGTTAGAATCTCTAAACCTTATGGTCGCAGAGGTTCCAGAGTTTATTATTTCAAGCAGCGAAGGAGTTTAAAATGATTAAATACTTTTATAAACTATCTAGGGCTACTGACCCTAAACGTAGAACTTTTACTAACAGAATTACTAGGACTCAGTTTAAGAAACTGTTTGATAGTACTCCTCGCAGTAAATCTGTTTGGAAACATGGAACCAAGAGAGCTATATCTGGTTTCAGATGTGTTAGAACTCCGAACAGAGTTTAATAATATTTAAAAGATTTAGAAGGTCTTTTACGTTGTGAAAGACCTTCATAAATCTAAAAGCCGACCAATGTGGAGAGCGACTATGCTACTGAGCAATGAAGAAAAACTAGTATTAAAACAAAGATTTAAAAACCAAAAGCATATTTCAGATAGTTATAAAGCTCACTTTGGAGAGAGTGATTACACTTGGCATTGGATGGGTCAGCTTGGCTACAGGTTTTCAAGAATGTCTAACGAAGAGATTCAAACTTGGGCTGATCATGTTGATATAGAGTTAAGTTTAGATACTGAGGAGATTTAATATGTTAGTAGAAAGAACTTCCGTTATTTCAGGACAAGTTAATACAATGTCTCTACCGATCACAGTAGATCAGTTAGAGAATTATTATCTGAAAGGTATGTTACTTCAGGATGCCTTTCCAAATCTCTTGCCAAGTCAAAGAGAGTTTATTAAAACTGGTATCACTTCTAAAGAGTGGGGAAATCTGTACGGAGGAGAATGATGAAAGCATATATTAAAGTTAAAAATATCTATGGCGTAGATAAAATCTATCCAGACTGTGATGTTTCTAGGTCACTTGTAAATCTCATGAATACTAAAACTATTCCGCTTGAAAAAGTTTACTGGATTAGACAGCTGGGTATTGAGTTAGAACAAAGACCTGTAGAGTTGAAGGATTTATTATAATTTATTTAAAAGATTTAGAAGGTCTTTTACGTTGTGAAAGACCTTCATAAATCTAAAAGGGGCCGATCATGACCAGAGAGGAGGCGAAACGCTGTATCAGTCTTACATTTCTGTATCATTTTACTTACGACAAAGATAAACAGGACATGATACCTTTTGGTGGACAGTTAAATAATACTGTCTGTGACATACAAGATAGACTAGATACTTTGTTAGATAAAATTTACAACGACTTCAACGAGTCTCAAGAAGGTTTGAGATACACATATGAAGAAACTATAACTGGAATACTTACAGGAGCCAATGATGCTTAATGACATATCGCTACATAGAATCACAGATGTAAAAATTAACATCCCAAACTACGACCATAACTGGGTAGAACTTGTTATTACAAATAGTAAAGCTGAGACTTTTGAACTCACCATGTTTCTACGAGAAAGAAATGAAGAAAATATTGATATGTATCAGTTTCTTTCCGGACTTAGAGACTCTGTGGAACAAGCAATTAGGGACACTTTAGATGTCAAAAACAAATCCGATGATTAAACTTAAAAACATCTCAGCAACGCCGAAGTTCTCTAGGACTTCGGCAATGCCGGGACTTAGTTGGTCGCTTGAAGCTAAGACTACTTGTCCCGGATCTTTAGATACTGATGGTGAGTTAGTAGATGCTTGCTCTACTTGCTATGCAGCAAAAGGTTTTTACAGAATGCCTAATGTAAAAGCTGTCCGAGATCATAACAAAGAAGATTGGAAGCATGATGATTGGGTAGATGTTATGGTTCAAGAAGTTGACAATGTTAGATACTTCAGGTGGTTTGATAGCGGTGACTGTTATCATATTGATTTAGCTAAGAAAATACTGGAGGTTATGAAGCGTACTCCAAATACTAATCACTGGTTTCCAACTAGACAACATAAGTTCAAGAAGTTTTTACCTGTTCTCAAAGAGATGCAGAGTTTAGATAATGTTGTAGTTCGTTGGTCATCTGATGGTATCAATGGCGAAATCATTAAAGGTGATTGTACTTCTACAATAGTTCAGGATTGGAGCCAAGCTCCTGTCAATGTTAAGAAGTGTACAAAGCCTGATAACGATGGTAAATGTGGTAGCTGCCGGAGTTGTTGGGATAAATCAACTAAGACTGTTGCCTATCTGTGGCACTAAGGAGTAATTGCTATGTCTAATTCGTTTGATAAAAATAAGTATATAGATCAGTTACATAAAGATATGGAAGAGTATTTTAAAAAAGGTAAATCAATTACTAAGCTTCCAATGTCACCTGAGATTGTGAAGATGCGAAAAGATATTAATAGAAAGTTTTTTAATAAGTTTTAAAAGGTCTTTTACAAAGTGAAAGACCTTTATAAAACCTTACAAGGAGCCGACCATGACAGACCGAACCGAAGCGGAACAGCAGTTCAGTGAATTACTAGATTATATTGAAGAAGCAACAATGGCTATAGCTAATGCCTTAGATAAGCATGAAGTATGGCCGCGCTTTACTTGCGATAACCACACAACAAATACCGAGCTACAGCCTGACACGGTGAGGATAAGCAGGGAGTGTGCCTTGGAGGCGCTTCACGCTATGCAGAACGATCAAGCAAGGCCCGACTTCCAATGCGGAGAACTCAACGAAGCAATCGGCCAGCTAAAACAAGCATTGGAGAAAGGCGAATGAGTGATGAGTTTAAAGAACTGTACGACGAACTGTACGGCCACCATGTCGAGATTGGCTATCAGCGGATGAGTTTAGTGTCATGCGCAAAATGTGGCGCTACAGGGGCCAGAGAGAGTATTACCAGACCCATTTAGGAGGAGATATGATTAAGTACACCGTTAAGGTTTTTGATGATGGTACCAAGCACTGGCTTCTGAATGGCGATTTGCACAGAGAAGATGGACCAGCTATTGAGCGGGCGGATGGAGACAAGCACTGGTATTTGAATGGCCAGCTACATAGGGAAGACGGTCCTGCTATTGAATGGTTAAATGGAGACAAGGAGTGGTTTCTGAATGGCCAGTTACATAGAGATGATGGACCAGCTGTTGAATATGCGGACGGCCCCGAAAGGGAGTGGTGGCTGAATGGCAAAGAAGTTACTGAGCAAGAAGTAATGAATCCTTCATGTTCCGGTAAGGTTGTCGAAATCGACGGTAAGAAATATAAATTGGAGGAGATATGATTGAGTACGCCAAAGAATACGCTGAAGAGCAGAGGATGACGGAGGCTGTTGAGGCTGTTGAGGCGCGGGTAGAGCGATGAGTGGGCCATACTGTAAAACGTGTAAACATTTTTGGGAAATGCCATTTACAGATGCCGGAGAATGTTGGGACAAATCCAAAATTATCTATGGAGGTGGTGGAAACAGAGTAAATAGTGAGCATGAAGTAAATCCTATAGTAGGTTCAATTGCTCTCTCTGCTCTTCGACATCAAGCCCATATACATTTAGATGAAGATGATAAAGAGTTTGTAGATAAATTAACTAATATACTTCATGAAGATATTAATGAAGCAGAAGCGGATCAGTATTCCCGATTAGATGGGGCAATCCACTAATGTCTGAGATAAGTATTCTACCAGTTAGAGATGAATTTGAAGGCAGACCCTTTACATATTATGAGGTTAGTTCTTCTTTTCATGAAGAAATAATTACAACTTCTAGTCTAGATAGGGCTAAAGAAATAGCAAATGAAATGGCAGAGGATATATTAAATGAAAACAATAATTCATGTTAATCAGCATAACATAAAGGCTAATGCTAAAGGAGCTAACAAGCCTGTCATAACTGTAAAGACTTATAAATCAAATACTTATTGCAATCGGGTTAAGTTTACCGATGGCGAGATAAAGTATTCACCTGACAAACCATTGTCATGTGGTGCTAAAGTATGGATAGAAACTAACCAACCTGTAGAAATACTAGACTAAGGAGCAACAACTATGGAAAATGTAATCAACCTATATAGTAACGATCTTTCTTATCTGTCTTATGGCGATGCCGACTTTGACATTGACTTGAAGCAGTTACATTATAATACTAAATCACTAGACGGCAGACACAGCCAGACTGTGGTTAATAAACGTGCCATTGTTCGCACTGATACTAACCATTGTCTTGGAGTTGTTGGCCCAAACTATAAGCCAGTAAATCACAGAGATATGATAGCTAATCAGAGAGCTATGATTATGCGAAGTGATCTCAATACTAAGGATATTGTTGAGTCTATTGTTACTGATCGTAACGGTGCTAGGTGTTATGTAAAGCATACCCTACCTAATCAGTTCCTAGAGACTCCAGATGGTGACACAGCCGCTCTAAGTTTCCTTGGAGTTAATAGTTTTGACGGCCTGTTTAGTTTCATGATGTCAGCTGGAGCCAGACAGTCGGCCTGTATGAATGGTCAGATATTCACAGAGGGTAGCTCTACTATATATAAGTCTAGACATACTCGGCAGCTAGATATCCATAAAGGATCTCAGATTGTTGGCAAAGGTCTAGAGGTAATGATGCAGCAGAATGAGCTATGGAAGATATGGTATAAGACTGTACCATCTCAAGAAATTATTAAGTCTATATTTGCTGCCGCAATTGGCGGTGATCCTCTTGATGAAAAGACATGGAATAATAAAAACTATATACAACTTTGGAGGTTGTATAGAGATACTTATGTGCCTCGTCAAGGTGGAAATCTATGGGCAGTTTATAATGCTCTGACCGATTGGGCTACACATTGCCAGCCCTCTAGGAAAGGCTCATCTGTTATATCTTTACAGAATCGTAGAGCTAACAAAGTCTCTGAGGTTATTTCTAATGATCGTTTATTTCGTAAGGTGGCTTGATGGTTAGTGAGTCTACACTAGCTGATCTAATAGAACTAAGGGATGCCCTAAGCGGGTGTCCTTTAGATTCTAGATCAGATCTAGTTTTTTTATGTTCTTTAGATAATGTTATCAATTACTTACAGGAGCAAAGTAATGGAAAGACAGAAGTTCTATCACCAGATTGATGATTGGGTAGCATATAACTTTGTAAAAATTGATGCGCCTCTTCCTAACCCTTCCTTCATACGTAGCTTTCTTTCTTTTGTAGAAGATGAATTTTCAAGTAAAGCTCTATCAGATAGAGGGGCAGCTATGCCATGGGAACAAGTCAGCGGTAAGGATGAGTTAGATGATCTGTTACCTAAGATATTTACAACATACTTAAATGTAAGGAGCCTAGCATGAAGAATATTGATCACTCAGAATCTAATAGAATCATATCAGAGATGCTTACTAATGAAGAAATCCGCTCTGAAATAGCAGACTATGCAAGGGATGTGGAAATATCTTTATGTAAAATCAGAAGCGCATTAGGGAAACTTGATAGCGTAAAAACTAATACTACAATCTGGGAGGATTAGCATGACAACCAATGATGCATTACAAAAAATTTATTTTAGTTCTAGTACAGTCAGCATTGACACTGAATGGGCATTGGCTTGGGAACATATCTTAGATCAACTAGGAGTAATTTATAATGATGATACTGATAGCTTTGTAGATAGTTCTACAGGACATCCAGCATGAATATATTTTACTTACATAACGATCCAAAAATATGTGCTGAACAGCACTGTGATAAACATGTTGTCAAAATGATACTGGAGTATGCACAGCTATTGTCTACAGCTCACAGAGTTTTAGATGGGACTATGTACTATGAGCCTTCAAGAAGAACAGGCAGAATGGTAAAGAGATATTACCTAGAAGATCAACGTAAAGATTTATATCAAGCTACACATATGAATCATCCTTCTGCCGTATGGTGCAGAGAAAATGTAAGTAATTACATATGGTTAGATGATCTATTTAATTATTTACTTAATGAGTATACGTATAGATATGAGAAGGTTCATAAATGTGCAGAGTTAAAAGACTTACTACTTGAAGCACCAGATAATATAACTATTGATGCATTCACACCCCCAACTTTAGCAATGCCGGATGAGAATAAGGTTTCGGATTGTAACATTAAGTGTTACCGAGACTATTACCATACGAAACACTTTGCTAAATGGACTAACAGACCTATACCGGAGTGGTTTAATGGCTAGTAATTATACTCAACATCAGTTATTAAAAATGGTTCCAGTTCTTAGGAACGATGAATACGATGATTATATTATGAACAAGAAAGCATTTCAGAAATGGTATGAGGTTCATACTAAGGAGCGCAGCAATGCAAGAACATCTAGACTTAAAAGATTTTTTACTTTCTCCAAAGATGAGTGATAAGGTAACAACTTGGTATTACTATGAAGGTTGGAGACTCTGTGAGATTAATATAGGTAGTAAGTTTATTCATATAAAACCAGTTCATGGTGGCTATTCAAGAAAAAAGCTACGAGTAAAACAAGGCCGAGAGATACTAAAAAATATGTATTGGAAGGCTGCTAGTACTGATGCTTACTACAGGGCATTGGCTAATGGTAAGAAACGTAAGCCTCGTAACTGGGAGAAACTCTATGCCTAGAAAACTATACGAAACTAAACAGTCTTTAGCTGCTGAGAAAAGCTTTAGTAAAGACTTAGAGAAATACTTTAAAGTTAATTTAAGAAAACTACCTATACAATATGGACTAGACTTTATAGCTTTAGATCTTAGAAACTATAAGCCTAAGTTCTTTTTAGAACTAAAAGAACGTAAATGTAAACATAATACTTATCCTACTTATATAATATCTTTATCTAAGTTTTTAAAAGCTAAAGAGATTTATAGATCTTTAAATATACATACTTACCTCTGTGTTAGATGGGCAGATACTAGCGGGTATATCTGTCTTGATGATATTGAGGATGATAATATTGACATTAATATTGGAGGCCGTTATGATCGCAACGATTGGCAGGATGTAGAGCCATTGCTAACTATTGACATTGGGAAATTCACAATAATTGGAGATACAAAATGAGTACAGATAATCTTGATCCCTTTTCAGAAATCAAAGATTACTTCACAACGCTGAAGGATGCAACAATGAAAGGCTCAATGAAAGCCAAGTCCTTGATGTTGGGTGGAGGTTTATTTATACTAGGGTTCTATACCTTTGCTATTATGTTGTTGACAGAGGTGATTGAGCTAGTGGATTTACAAAGCCGAACAGGTGTGTTACCATCCACTATTGAGAACGTGATACTTTCCTTTTTGTTCTGGGCAGGTCACAGATATTTTTACAGTAAAGCTAAAGAGGAGCTATAAATGGCTATAGTAGAAGGTACTGCTTACTGGGCTAGTGTTAAACGCCCTAATACAACTTATGAACCAGTGTATAGTGTTAACCTAGTTGTTGACGATACAATTGCTGCGGATTTCAAACGTCGTGGATTCAAGATCAAAGATATGGATGAAGGCCCTGCCATTGTCATCAAGCGAAAGGTGAACGGTGGGCCAAAGGGAACTAGAGAACCTCCTAAACTCTATGATCGAATGAAGAATGAGATTGATTCCGAAGTCGGTAATGGCTCCAAGGTCAAGGTTCAGTATCGTGAATGGGAGATGGATAGAGGTGGTAAGACTTACCAAGGTCTTGAGTTTCTAGCTATGCAGGTTCTTGATCTGGTTCCATACTCCAGTGGTGGAGTCGGTGATGAGTTTGATGTAGAAGAGTCCTTAGAGGATGAGCTATGACCGTATTCAAAACCGACGATGGAGACTTTGATGTCTCCAAGATGTCACTGCAAAACCAACATATTTTTGTATTAGCTCAGAAGCTGATAGGTGATATTAAATCTCTGTCAGATGACATTGAGTCCAAGAAGGCTGCGCTTGAGTGGTTTAAAGCAAAGCTTGGAACTGAGTGTAATGATGTTACAAGGATTACATATGAAAGAGCTAGGGATGAAGACGGTAGATTTATTGCCGATGATCCTGACACTCCTGAAAATGAATCTTATGTTCGTAGTTAGTTGTGTGCTGTTGATTGGGGGAGTTTCGGCTCCCCATTTTTTTAAGGAGCAAAAATGGCATTCGTTAAAACACATTTACCCTGCCCTGAATGTGGCGGGAGTGATCCAGCATCTTTAAATGAAGATGGATCAATGTACTGTTTCAGTTGTGATAAGTTAATTCCTAATCACGACAACAGTATTTCACCAACCCCAATAGAGTTTAAGACATACAAGAATAACTCTGTTAATACTTCCGATGGTTCCTTCAACGCCCTGACAGATAGAAGTATCTCACTTGATACCGCAAAGAAGTATGGCGTTAAATCTATTCTCAACTCCAAAGGCGAGGTAGATACTCACATCTATCCCTACTACAACGTAAACGAGATAGGTGCTTTCAAGCTCAGAGATACAAACAAGACATTCTTTTGGCAGGGTTCTTCTACTGGCACTGGTTTGTTTGGTCAGCAGTTGTTTCAAGAAGGTGGCAAGTATATCACTATCACTGAGGGTGAGTGTGATGCTATGGCAGCTTACGAACTTCTGGGATCTAAGTGGCCTGTTGTCTCATTAAAGAACGGTGCTGCCGGTGCAGTCAGAGATATCAAGTCATCTCTAGAGTTCTTGGAAAAGTTTGACAAGATTGTTATCAACTTTGATAGCGATACTTCGGGCAGAGAAGCTGCAAGAAAGGCTGCTAGGTTATTTACCCCCGGAAAAGCCTTGATCTTGAGCCTACCTGAAGAGTTTAAAGATGCTAATGATATGCTGCGTAGCGGTAATCATAAAGCATACACTATAGCTTGGTGGGCTTCTAAGACTTACACTCCCTCCGGCATCATGAGTGCTAAAGATATTTTATCTAAATATCATGATCGCCCTGAAAAAGAATCTATCCCTTATCCTTGGCATGGTCTGAACGAAAAGCTTTATGGACTCAGAACCGGAGAGCTTGTTACTGTGACAGGTGGCACTGGTCTAGGGAAGTCTAGTATCACCAGAGAGCTAGAACACTGGCTTATAAAGAACACTCAAGACAATGTAGGTATCATAGCTCTTGAGGAGGATTACTATAAAACTGCTGACTGTCTGGTATCCATTGAAGCTAACGCCAGACTATATATTGATCACATTAGAAAAGAATATCCCAAGGATCAGCTAGATACTATGTTAGCTAATCTCTTTGGTAATGATCGTGTTTGGATTCACTCGCACTTTGGATCTAACGACATTGATGAGATCTTTGCCAAAGTCAGATACATGATTGTTGGTTTGGATTGTAAGTGGGTAGTAGTAGATCACTTACATATGTTACTGTCGGCCAGTGCCGAGGGTGATGAGCGAAGAACTATTGATACAATTATGCACAAGCTCCGTTCTATTGTTGAAGAAACAAATGCGGGTTTGATTCTTGTATCTCACCTCAAGAGGATTGAAGGCAACAGAGGCCACGAGAATGGTGTTACTGTTAATCTCAGTCACCTCAGAGGCTCTCAGTCTATTGCACAGCTATCAGATTGTGTACTAGCTTTGGAGCGCAACCAACAGTCTGACGATCCTAACGAAGCCAATACAACCCACGTTAGAGTACTGAAGTCTAGGTATACTGGAGATGTGGGAATGGCAACTCATCTGATGTATGATAAAGAAACAGGTAGATTATCTGAGATAATTGACTACGAAGATGAGCTAGAAGATGCGGATGAAGCATTATGAAATCATTAGTTTTTGATATTGAAACAGATGGAGTAACAGATGTAACTGTTATATGGTGTATTTCTGCTGTAGATCTGGACAGTTCTACTGTTTATGAGTTCGGCCCTAACCAAATAGATGAAGGAGTCAAGCTATTACAGCAGGCTGATAAGCTTATCGGTCACAATATTATTAACTATGATGTGCCTTGGATATACAGGATGTGCGGCGTAGATCTATCAGATAAGAAGTTGGTAGATACTCTGGTCATTTCAAGATTGTTCAATCCGGTACGTGAAGGCGGTCATAGTCTCAAGCAATGGGGCGAGTCAGTAGGTTTCTCTAAGAGCGGCTACGATGATTTTACAGCCTATAGCCCTGAAATGATGGCCAGATGTACCAGTGATGTTATTCTTAATAAGAAAGTTTATTTTGAATTACGTAAGGAAGCTGCGGGTTTCTCTAAGCAGTCTATAGATATAGAGAACAAAGTAGCTAACATCCTTAAAGAACAGGAAGAACATGGATTCTTGTTTGATCAGAAAGCCGCCTCCCTTTTGCTGTCAGAGCTGACCGAAGAGGTGGAGCTGGTGACTGCTGAAGTTAAGAAGCGATTCAAACCTAAGGTAGAAAGAATAGAAATATTTAAACGTCAGACCAAGACAGGTAAGGTATCCAAGATGGGTGAAACCTTACAGGGTAAAGGCGTAAGGCTTACCCCAGATGACTACAAAGAAATATGTCGTAAAGGATCTATTATACGTGAGAAGAGGATAGAGTTTAATCTAGGCTCACGTAAACAGATCGGAGAATATCTACAGGAATTTGGCTGGAAGCCGAAGAAGTTTACTCCTACTGGTCAACCAATGGTTGATGAAAAGATATTATCTAACGTAAAAAATATACCAGAGGCAGCGTTGATAGGTAGATATCTTATGTTACAGAAACGGATATCTCAGATAAATTCATGGTTCAAGGAGCTGGGTAAGGATGACAGAGTGCATGGATTTGTTAATCATAATGGTACTGTTACTGGTAGAATGACTCATAGGAACCCCAACATGGCTCAAGTTCCTAACTGTTCCGCTCCTTATGGTGAGGAATGTAGGGCCTGTTGGGTAGTTCCTCCTAAACACAAGCTTGTAGGTATTGATGCCAGTGGTCTTGAGTTGAGGATGCTGGCTCACTACATGAATGATGAAGGATTTATAGATGAAATTCTCAATGGAGACATACACACAGCTAACCAGCGACTTGCAGGTCTTGAATCAAGAAATCAGGCAAAGACATTCATCTATGCACTCATATACGGAGCAGGAGATGAAAAAATTGGGACGGTGGTTGGAGGAAGCAAGAAAGATGGCAAACGACTTAGAGACACTTTCCTTAATAATCTCCCATCATTTAGAACTCTTATCGCTAAAGTATCAAGAGCTGCATCCAAAGGATTCCTCAAAGGATTAGATGGACGCAAGATCAAAGTTAGATCACAGCACAGCGCACTGAATGCTCTGTTGCAGGGCGGTGGTGCTATCGTTATGAAGCAGGGATTGATTCTGTTTCATGAGAAGATACAGCAATACGGTGCTGTTGTTGTTGGTAATGTTCATGATGAATGGCAAGTAGAAGTACCAGAGCAGTATGCAGAAGAAGTAGGTAAGATAGGTGTTGAGTCTATTATACAAGCAGGTAAAGATCTAGAACTTAACTGTCCCTTAGATGGTGAATACAAGATAGGAGACAACTGGAGTGAAACACACTGATGATTTAAATAGTCAAATGGAAATGTTTCCTAAGGCTTATGATATAGAAGGCAACGAATTAAAAGGAAGCCATCAAAAAATATACGGCGCTATGAAAGATGGAAAGTGGATGACCTTAGAAACTCTAGCTAAGAAAGTAGAAATGACAGGCTCGGGAGCTTCTGCCTGTATGAGAAACTTACGAATGCCAAAATTTGGTAGCTACACAGTAGAGAGAAAGCATATCAAGGGAACACTTTATAAATATAGGTTAGTATTATGAAACAAGAACCCAATAGGGTAGGTGACCTAGCAGAGCATTATGCTATTACTTGGTTGTGGGATAACGGGTATCATGTCTTTAAGAACTGTGGATGCACAGGCCCAGTTGATATTGTTGCTCTTTCCCCTGAAGGAAAGGTAACGCTGATAGATGTTAAGTCTTACAAGGATGGAAGGCTATCATCAAAAACAGAACTACAAAAAGAACTAGGTGTACAGTATTTGCACTATAACTCAGAGACACGTAAGTGTCGTTTTGTCAGGCACAGAAAATGAAATCACAACAGAATGTAGTAGAAGACATATACGAAATACTGAAGCCTCTCTGTGATGGGGAGTCTTTAGATCTATCTGAAGAAGCGATAGATAAGTTTGGCGATGATATGAAAAACACATTACGCCATTGGGCCAAGCCTACCGCCAGAGACTCTAACTTTACTTTGCGTATGTCTAACGTAGGTAAACCTGCCCGTCAGCTTTGGTATGACAACAGGGAAGAGAATACTTCTTCTGTTGCTCCTAGCACGATGGTCAAGTTTCTTTATGGTCACATCCTTGAAGAAGTAGTTCTTATGTTGGCTAGGCTGTCTGGACATGATGTAACAGATGAGCAGAAAGAAGTAGAGGTTGGCGGTGTCAAAGGACACATAGACTGTAAGATAGATGGTGAGGTTGTAGATGTTAAGACTGCATCATCCTACGCCTTTAAGAAATTTAAATATGGTACTCTACCAGACGATGATCCTTTTGGTTATATAGCTCAACTGTCTGGGTACGAACAAGCCGAAGGCACTAATCATGGCGGCTTCCTTACAATCAACAAGGAGACAGGTGAACTGGCTTTCTATGCTCCTGATGATTTTGATAAGATAGATACAAAGAAGCGTATAAGCTCTCTCAAGAAATCTTTAAAAGCTGATAAGCCTCCTACAAAGTGTTATGATGATATACCAGAGGGAGTTAAAGGTAACATGAAACTAAATCGGGGTTGCTCTTACTGCCCCCATAAGTTTATATGTCATGCTGACGCTAACGATGGGACAGGTCTTAGAGGTTTTAGATATGCCAAAGGGGTTACCTATTTCACCAAGGTAGTCAAAGAGCCTAACGTAGAAGAGATACTATGAACGGTAGAAAAAGTAAACTGGCTAGGCGGCTTGCTAAAGACCTAGCTTTTGGCTGGCTCAAAACTCTAGTCAGCAAAGAAGAGGCAGAGAAGATAACCCAAGATAACTTCATGGGTCTTATGCCTAAACAAACTCATATCATGAACGAAGGACAGATGCGTTTAATGCCGAATACCTATAGGTGGTTCATCAAGCAGGTTAAAGCATCTGGCGTGGATAATATAAATGGTAGAAAATTTGGATAGTGTTGACCTAGCTCATTTGATTGTTGCTACTAGTGCTTTTTTGTTGTCTAAGAATGCTGATATCTCTGAAGTTCCAGACTCTGTGATTGAAAGAATCTGTGATCTTTCAGATTACGAATTAGCTTTTAGGCTTGAGAGTACATTACATTGAAAAAATCAAAAGTCAGGAAGGGTTATAGAAAACGTAGAGTACAGCGTCCTGTAGAGAAGAATGTACCTACCAACTATGACTCTATATGGGAATACAATCTTCATCATGGCCTCTTGAAGGGGTGGAAGCATCATGACAGAAAGATTCCTTATGTAGTTAATCATGTCTATCACCCAGACTTTAGCAAAAAGATAGGAAGAAAAACTTATCTCATTGAATCTAAAGGCCGTTTCTGGGATTATTCAGAATACAGTAAGTACATTTGGATAAAGAAGATGCTACCTCCTAACGTGGAGCTAGTGTTTCTTTTTGCTGATCCTAATTCACCAATGCCTCAGGCCAAACGCCGTAAGGATGGAACCAAGAGAAGTCATGGTGAGTGGGCCGGAGCTAATGGCTTCAAGTGGTATAGCGAAGAAAGTATTCCTGATGATTGGATAGATAAAGAATACAGAGAAAGCGAGAGATTCAAAGAAGAATACTTTGATATAGACAAGGAGCAAGAATGACTGACAACGTAAACAACCCGCCTCACTATAACAAAGGTGGCGTGGAATGTATCGAAGCCATTGAGAGTATGCTTACATCCGAAGAGGTTATAGGATACTTGCGCGGTAACAGCCTGAAGTACAGGTGGCGTTTCCGATACAAGAATGGCATAGAGGATTTATATAAAGCACGATGGTACGAAGATAGACTTATTAAGTACATAGAAAAAACTGGATGTAAGGTAAAAGAATGACAAATAAAATTGGAGTGCAAGACTACAAGGGAATCAAGATAGATTATTCTAGAGAGTCTCTGCTTGGTGATTTTGCAATCGCTACTTTAAAAGACAGATACTTCTGGGCTGATGAAGATCATGCTCAAGAAGCTTTCGCAAGAGCAGCTATATTTGGAGCAACTTATAATGAAACTACTGACTATGCTTTGGCACAACGGCTTTATGACTATAGTAGCCTACTTTGGTTTATGTTTAGCACTCCTATCCTTAGTAACGGGGGTACAAGCCGTGGCCTTCCTATCAGTTGCTTTCTTAATTATGTTCCTGACTCCCGTCATGGTCTATCTGCTCATTATGATGAGAACGTATGGCTTGCTAGTGGAGGTGGAGGCATCGGTGGATATTGGGGTGATATCCGTAGTAATGGCGTGGATACTTCTAACGGCAGTAAATCTACTGGTTCTATCCCATTCATGCACGTAGTTGATAGTCAGATGCTAGCTTTCAATCAGGGTATTACCCGCAGAGGAAGCTATGCTGCCTATATGGATATCTCTCATCCAGAGATTGAAGAGTTTATATCAATGCGTAAGACAACAGGCGGCGATATAAATAGGAAATGTTTAAACTTACACAATGGTGTCAATATTAACGATGCCTTTCTGGAGGCAGTTAAGCGTGATGACGATTGGAGACTTATAGATCCCAAGACTAACACAGCCATTAAGACTGTATCCGCTAGGGATCTTTGGTGGCAGCTTATATCTACTAGGGCAGAAACAGGCGAGCCTTATATAGTAAACATAGATAGATGTAATGAATATCTACCAGATGAACAGAAGCTTTTAGGACTTGATATCAAGCAGAGCAACTTATGTTCTGAGATAACGCTGGCTACTAACGAAGAACGGACTGCTGTCTGTTGTTTGTCTAGTGTTAATTTAGAATACTTTGATGATTGGTCTACGGTAGATACATTTATACCTGACCTAATTACAATGCTAGATAATGTAATCCAACACTTTATAAATCATGCTGTAGGAGAATGGCCTACAAATAATGAGTACATGATAAACAAACCTCTAAGCTTTGAAGAGTTTCAGAGCTGCTGTGACCCTGTAAAGATTGGATACTCTAAGGCTGCTTACTCAGCTTATCGTGAAAGATCTCTGGGTCTAGGAGCTATGGGCTTTCATAGCTATCTACAGTCTAAAGGTATACCTTTTGAGAGCATGTATGCTACTTCTTTCAATCATAAATCTTTCTCTCTAATCAAAGATCGGGCTTCTGCTGCTTCACGTATACTAGCTGAGGAGCGTGGTGAAGCTCCTGATATGATAGGCAGTGGTAGAAGGAATGCTCACCTTATGGCTGTAGCTCCTAACGCCTCTAGCTCTATCATCTGCGGCGTTACTAGCCCATCTATTGA